TGATACCGTTCTTGAGAACGTCATCTGCTGTGCTGAAACCTTCTGAAGAAGCAAGTGCCTCTACAAGAGTGTAATCAGCCTCACGCCATTGAATGAAGATACCGTTGCGGTTTGCAAGGTCTGTACCACCCGCAACGCGGATAGCCTCCTTGATGTTTCCGATGATATCCTTGATGTTAGACACAGAAACGGTAATGTTTCCTGCTGAACCTCCGATACTTGCGTTGTCGAAGTTTGTCCACTGTGCGTGTTCAAGAAGCATAGCAGTCTCCATTCCCTCATCGAGAACAGTTGCCATATTTTCTGCAATCTCCATGAAGTCCGAGAAGGTCTTCTGTGCGAGGTCTGCATCGTCGATGTGCTGTGCTGAACCAACGTAGTTGTTGATTGTTACTGAATCATCAACAGTCGCTACGGCTACTGATGTATACCCTGTTCCACGAGTACCAGTGTACTGTGTTGAGTCAGTGAGGTATGGGTTCTTGATAACTCCTGTGTTTGTGTACTTTACGTCACAAATCTCCTTCCACACGCGTGGTGCGGTGAGACGTTCCTGAAGTTTGGTTTCTACTTCAATGCTGTATTCAATGCTCATTTTACTGATATTTAATTTCTAATATCAGATGTTGCGTTATGAGTTGTAGAAAACACCTTTATTGCGTTCCTTATCAAGCCGTGCGTTCACAACCTTGATGCGCATTTCCTGTGGTACGTCCGCGATGGGCTTACTCATCCAGTACTCTACGCTATCTGTTGCTACGTTACCTGTTCTCTTTCCTTTCGGTGCCGCCTCGGCAGTCTTGGTGAGTGCGCGATGCTTTTCGAGTCGTGCTTGGAAGTATTCGTTGTCAATAAGTTCATCGACATCTCCGCCTGCCTTTTTGAGTTCTGCTTTTACAAAATCAAACTCGTCTGACTTGATGCCCGATGCTTTTAGGTATGCTTTTACGTCATAACCGAAGCCATCTGATTGCTTCTGTTCTTTAACTTCATCCTTCTTTCCTTTATTGCGTTCTAGGATTGCTTTGTTTTTAAGAGCCTCCGCTTTCCAATACTCAACACCCTTTTCTTCTTCTTCGGTGTCTTCTTCCTGAGTATCTTCTGTGGTTTCCTCTGTAGATGTTTCAAGGTCTACCTCCTGTGTTTCATCGTTTAACATGGTGATGGGCTAGTGATGTGCTATTTTACAAAGTCGCACTTCTTGATTACTACAATTATAACACGTTTGTGCTGTGTCAACACTATTTCTGGTGTCCACACACTGAACACTGCTTACCACTGCCTTCGCAGTTTGCGCAAACGGTGCTCTTTACTTCTTCCTTCACTTCCTCTTTTGGGGTTAGTTTCTCAACCACCTCCTCAACTACTTTCTTGAGTCGTGCCATACTATTCATAATGCAAAGTTACATCAAGTGTGTTTGCGATTGTCGCATACAAACCGACGGTAAACGCCACATCTCCAAGATTGTGATACCCAACCGCAGGAGTGATGGTGTTGTTGATAACGGTGGTCGCTGCTGAGGTGTTATCCCAGAACTTAATTGTTCCACCAGTTGTACTGTTTACATACATACCCTTGAGCACACCATTACCCGTCTTCACGAGTGCTGATGCGGTAAGGTTTTTATAGTTTGCTGTACTCATATTGCTTCATTAAAAGGTGACTCTACCGCCTCCTTCTTTTCTTTCTTTATTTTTAATAATTGTTTCCACGCATTTTCAAGTGCGTTGATACCGAACCACGTACCTCGAATGTGCGCTCCAAGTTGCTCATCTGGGATTGGATTCTCTCCTGCCAGTGCAACGAGAGCAAACGCTCCGTTGATAAGTGGATTATGCTCAAGTCCCTTCTGTACAACTCCGTGCGAGTATATACCCGCGAGCAATACCCTTCGGACTGCCTCCTGCATATCCTTGTCGTTATTAAACTGTTCTATTTTTGACACCTGAAGTGGTGTAAGAATTGTTTTGTAATCCATATTATAGTGCTACTGGTAACTGCTGTCCCTGTGGTGCTACCTCAACAGGTGTTGTGATTTGTGCGAAGTTGATTGGACTCATTCCACTCTCCTCCAACAACTCATTAAACGCAGCACCGACACCTGGGATTTGAGAAAATGCTTGTGGATTTGCAATAATCTCACGCAAGATGTTTGTAATCTTATCTGCATTTTCTGCCATGCGCTTCTGCTTACCTTTAATGTTCACAAACACATCCATTGGCAAGTCTGAAAGTTCCCCCTGTATAATTTCAAAGAAACGTCTACGTCCACCCTTGAGGAACTCTTCCTTCTTAAACTTGCGTAATTCTTCTCGAATACTCTCATCAACATCCTTCCCTTCAAGAATCATATCCTTAATCTCATTCTCAACCTGATTGGTTACAATCGCATCTGCAACCTCATTGAGTTCTTCATACGTCAACTCCTCACTAAACTTCTTCCCACCATTCATATCATCTACGAGATACCCCAGGATGAGGTCACGGTAGAGCACGTCTGCGAAGAACGTCGCAATCTTTCCCTGTCGGTACTCATGGATGCCCTGACCCTGCTGTACAACGAGTGCTTGCAGTGAGAACGGGGTACCCGATACTGGATTGGTTCCGAGTTGCGCATCTGATGCGGAGCCAACGATGCGTGCACTGTTCTCTTGTGCAATCTGATAGTTCTGAAAAGCAGTGAGGTTCTGAAGTGTGCCGTCAAGACGCTGTGTACTCGCACCCTTCTCTTGCTTGAGGATGGTGTTCTGCTTTAGGTCCTTGAGTTTCTGGTTTCCGAGTTCTTCACTATCCGTCACAAGCACATTAATCGCTGAGTCAAGCATCTCCTTAATTTTGATACCCGCATAGTTGTTCCACACCTGTGGTTCAAAGAGTGACTCTACAATTGAGCGTCCGCAAGCCCGCCCCTTTGAACGCACTTGGTCAATCTTCAACGCCTTGAATACTTTTGCGAGTGGCTTGTCTTCGCCCTTGTAGAGCGAGAGTCCCTGTTTTTTACCTGAGTTGTTGGTGTAGTACGCAACAATGTGCATTTGGTCTGAGTATTTACCCTCCTCACCGTCGTCGAGCCATTGGCTGGGAAGATTTCCACGCAATTCGTACACCTCAATATACTTCCCTGGTGTCTTCGCAGTCTGGTCGTTCGCAATACCAACCTTCTTCTCCTGTGTAGACTCACGAATAGCCATGTCAATCTCTGCATCGTTCCACCTCCCCTTCATTCCAGTGAGTTCTGCGGGAGTGTACTGGTGTCGTATACAAATAGGACCCGACATAATGTCAGTCTGGTCGCAGAACGCGAGTGTCGTGAGGTCTACCACCTCTGGTCGTGACTCATTTACATCCTTCACGAGCACGAGGTCGTAAATAATCGAAGACTCCACAACCTCGTCAATGAAGGTGTCGAGTTCATTCTTCCTTGCCCACTGTGGGTGGTACTTCTTTACGAGGAATGACTTGTAGTAGTACCGAGCATCATTCACATACGGCACAATATCCTTCACGTCAAAACCTTCCGATCGAAACGCTACGTTGATTATTGGTGTGACGATGTCATTGTATGGTCGATTACCGTCATTCTTTCCTGAATGGAACCATGCGTTTGATACGTTCTTGCAACGCTGGATGTGCTCATACATGAGCCAGTCTTTCGAGTTGGTGAGTGGGATTGGTACGGTTCTCCACCTATTCTGTTCTGTGGTGATGTATGAAAATACATCAGGTGCTTGTGGCATATTATTGTAAAAGTAAGTTATTTATGAATACCTCTCTATGAAATGCGTCTTGAAATATGCGACGCGCTGGTATGAGTAGTACGCGACGCTCCGCGAGTTGCTGTCCGTTCTTCACGGTGACATACATCTCTGTGTGGAGTTGTGTTGGTTTGACTGCGAGGATTGCGTCATTCATGTCATCAGTTTCAGTCTTCACAGACTCACCGTTGAACTTGAATGTGACCTCGTACTTCTTAGGAGTTTTTTGTTTTGCCATGCGATATATTATACCACAACTATATTGCGGGGTTAGTGTCAACCGACTCATCTCGAATCGTCATTGGTTTCCTGAACGGTGGTCGAGCGTGTGGTAACTGCATCGAAAGCGAGTCAATCACATCATCATGTTGACCATTGGGGAATACACGCATCTCATCGAGTAACTCTGTATTATCTCCCACAAGGAATATGCTGCGACTCTCCCAGCGAGGTATAAGTCCACGAATACGTGTTTCCTTCTTGGTACCCTGATGCTTCACTGGTGTTATGGTGAAGAACTTACTACGCTTCCGCATCTCGTCCTCAATGAATGGTTGTATTGCCATTGTAAAGGTGGTCTCCTCAAGTCCTATGAAAATGGGGTTATAGTGTTCCTTGATATAAAACAGGTGGTCAATGAGTTCCTTCGAGTTACACTTCAAACGATATGTGGTCACGTACCACTTGTTCTCAGCCGAGACTCTATTAATGGTCACACCCGTGAAGTCTGCACTCTCCTTCTCACTCACCGCAGAGTCAATCGTCACATAACAGGCTGTTTCTTTTTGTTTGACAGTATTCTCGACTTCAAACATGACGTACTCCTTCTTAAACTCTGCCATCATCTCGTCAATCGGTTGGTTCATCATCTCGTATGAGAACACCAATGACCCCAGTTGCTTCCGTTTCGCTTCAATTGACACTTTCCCCGTCTTCTCTGCTTCCTCGTCGCTAAGGGCGTATTTTGCCCCCCAGGAGGGCATATCTCCAACGAGTACGGGTATGTTCCTGACACGAATGTTGTCATCTGACTTCGCTCGGTCAAAGAGGTGCTGTATATTACCAGCCTCTGTGATGTAGTTTCCGAGATAGAGCATGAAACCATCCACACTCATACCGGCCATCGCCTCAGAGATGTGGTCTGCAACCTGCTTAGTATACGCTGCGCTGTCCTTCGTCTTGTTGGTCTCAATATCATCGAGTATCAAACAATCCGGGCGTTGGTTTAAGTGCAGGCGACCACGCACTGACTCCTGTGTTGAGTGTGCCTCAACACGGACGCCATTCTCGGTGACGAAGTTACTAATTCTATTCTGCTTAATCTCGTCTATACCTCGGCTCTTTGCAAAAAGTACACCAAAGTCCTGCTG